GGCCATCCAATATTAAACGCATCATCAAAGCACTGAGCTGCTTTGGCAAATGTCGTATTACAGTTTTTATTCATGATGATATAGATCGCACCTTCTGGGCATTCTTTATCTTTGCTTACTATATCACTAGACATAATTTTAGCTGAATAACTGAATGCGTCGCCATCATGCCCTGTTGCTTGCGGGTAATCTAAAAATCTAACGTCCTGAGTCGCTAACCCTTCCTCAAGTTGTATCGGGAATTTAAACCACTTTGATTGATTCCTTAGTCCGTTTTCGGCTAACCAGAATGTAAATAGTCTTGCATTTTCGCGGGTGAACTTAAAAGTAACATCCCAAACGGTAGGTAAGTCAGAAGAGAAAAATTCTTGCCTTATTGCCGATTGCGTAACGTTATTTAATTTAAACCCTTCTGGTTGATTACGTGATTTGGTTTGTGTCTCGCAAGATGGCAAAACGCTCGGCCAATCAGCGTCAACTGTCACGCCAACAATAGGGCTAACAGTATCAGTACCAACCAATAACTTGGCAAGCATTTTGGCATTGTATGTAAATACGCCACCATCTTGATTGGTATTTTGCGGATAACCGACAAACTTAACGCTTTGAGTCGTTAGCCCTGATTCAATCTGAATCGGGAAATCAAACCAATCAGGATTAGTTTGCACATTATTCTGGTCTAACCATAATGCAAATATACGAGCATTATCGCGCGTAAATTTAAAAGTTACATCCCATAGTGTTGGCATGTCAGTAGTAACCATTTGCAAAAATGGCGTGCCAGAATTTAAATCATTAAACTGAAACCCGCTCGGCTGGCTGCGAGACTTTGTAGCAGTCTCACAGCTTGGTAATATCTCAGGCCAATTTACACCTAATCCGCAAGCCATTTAAACCACCTTGTTTTTTGCTGATGTTGATCGCGTAATTGCCGTTCTTACCTTACCGCCTGATGCTATATTTCCAGCAACAGTATCAATGATAAACTTAATATCTGTTTGGCCGTTAGACGTTGATTGCTGCACTTGCACATCGGTTCCTGATGCGTTGTTGACTGTTGTGATGTTTATCACTGGCTGACTACCACCTAAATCACTTGCACTCGTTACCTTTCCGCCACTACCGCCCGTCATTAAGAAATCATTTTTACCATCGCTGAACATTTCAGCTTGGCCGTTTTCGTTTACTTTATACATGCTATTTGGTGCCGTGTAACCTCCGTACAAGCGAGCGCCAGAAAGCGCCACTCCTTCAGCTATGCCAGCAACAGACGCAATACCAACGCCAGCAGGAACAGAGTTACCGCCAGCAGTTGCTAATGATGTAAGGGCGGCTGCAGGAGCCATTGCAGTTGCTATAACTCCAGCAGATGCCACAGCTCCAGCAGTTGCTGTTGATTGACCAATCAATGCGCTAATTCCCATCTGGATTAGAGCGCCAATCATCTGAGTTAGTATTGATTGGGCTAAACTTCTAACCGCTTCTTGACCAGATTGAGCCCCAGTTGCCACGCTAGCAAACGCACCAATTGCAGATGCTTGGAATGATGCCATAGAAGCACCATTGGCGGCCATAGCATCGGCAAATGACGTGCTTTGGTCTGCATTAAGTTGCTTGACCTTTTCTAGGTATAAGGTATCCGCAGCCGCACGAGCATCAACAGCCAGTTGATGATTAGATGTTTCTAATAGCTCATACTCAGCAATTAGATCATACTTTGCCTGTAATTCTGTTTGTAGTTTATCAAGTGGGCTAGCCGCTAAACTAGTTACTCCAGCAGTAACTGTTTCGCCTCTAGCTTTTTTCCTATCTCTTTCAGCTTGAGCTTGTTTTTCTTCAGCAATAAATTGGTCAAACATTTGTTTATTATAGGCGTCAGCATTGCGCTTTCTTTGATCGGCAAGAGTTTGTTCTTCTGATGCAAGACGCTTAACTGATGCTTCATTATTTGTGTGTGCTTCTATTGCATCATAGGCGGTGTTAATTTCGTCAAACTGAGCCTGTGTAGCTTTATTCATCCAAGCAACATGCAATGCCTTTGCTCGATCTGACGTTCCAAGAGTTTCAGTTTCAAGCTTTAGCGATGCAACCATTTGATTAACGGTATCAGCATATTGTTTTGCTTTTGCTGCGGCATCACCAGTTATTAGTGAATTATCTTTTAATGCATCGTTAAGCGCTTTTAGTGACAACTCGCCAGATCTGAACGCTGTAATCAGTTCAACTACACGAGCGCTTAATTCGCGGCCTTGCTTAGTGCTTGATGCGCCTGCGTCTGAAAATCTCTTTGTGGCAGCCTCTAGCATATCAACACTTTCAACAGTCTGTGACGCATTAAATGCACCAACAGCAAAGCGAAACTCTTTCATTGACGCCGCAGCTTCATCATATCCATCACTACCAAGCTTCTTACCTGTTAGCCCCGAAACTGTGCTTTCTAGGCTACCAAATCCACGTACAAACCCAGCAACGTTGCTAGTATAGTCTGCTAGTGATGCCGCTCCGTCTTTGTATGCTTGTCTTTGCTCGCCAATCAACGCCGCAATTTTAATCTTGGCTAAAGTTTCAGATAACCCTGCCAATACTTTCATCTGGCTAGTATATTCAGCAACACCAGTTGCACCAATAGTTATTGATGCTTGCATTGACTCAATAGCTTTTTGAAAGCTTTCAAGTTTGTTGGTTGAATTACCAAAGGCTAAAAATAATCCACCCATAACAGCAATTAACGCACCTATACCAGCAGCAGCAGCACCCATTCCAACTAACATTTGCGGCAACTGTTGAGATAGGATTAATATAGGGTTTTGCCCGCCTGATAGTTGTACTGATATATCTTGTATTTGATAACCAAAGTTTTGAGCAGCACCCTTCATGCCGTTCATGCCTTTCTTAACGCCATCAGCAGTTTTTGTGAAACCTTTATTCATCCCAACAGCAGCAGCTTTTGCGCTATTAGCAGCGGCAGCTAAAGCGCGATAATCATTAGATGCCGATACAATGATCTTGCCAGACTTACTAAATACTTGGCCATGGCTGTTAATTGTGCGTCCAAGACTTGCTTGGGTTTTCATAAAGTCAGTTACAGCCTTATCTGCTACTTTAAAATCCTTTACCACACCTTCAAGTGATTTATTTATCTGTGCTTCCGCTTGAAGCATCGCAGTCGTATCAGCATCAACAGTATAATAAACACTGCCTAAATTCTCGCCAGCCATTATTTTGCCCCTTTTGCTGCTTCTCGTCTTGCGTTAATTTCTTTCAGCACTTGAATGTTGTGTTTGTGCTCTTCAAGTGTCGGCATGGTTTTTTGTTTCTTAGCGTCTGGATATTTCTTATCAAGCAGTCTGTCATACTCTGTTTTGGTCAGCACCTCTGCGCGTTCATATGATACATCTAAATGAGTGATAGCATTCTCAACATAATCATAAACGTCTATCGTATCAGTGGGCTTGCCTTTAGATTGGCGGTCGCCTTTCTTTGGCTTGCCAACAACACCATGAGTGATAAGCGCCCTAGCAATGCTTAATACATTATCAATATGCATAACACCAGATCGCCAAGCTTTACGCCCTTTATCATATGAAGCAAAGCCAGTTAACTTGCTTACATCATCGTCACAGCAGCACTGCATAACAAATGCAGCATCCTCATAGATTCTGTTAATGCTTTTGTATATCAACTTTTTTCCGATCTCTTTCGCGTAAACATTGCCGCCAACGCTATCAACAAGATCGGCAGTATGCTGAGTTTCGCGACCAAATAATCCGCTAAAAAAATCAGGCATCTGTTTTGGATCGCAAAGTTTACGCATGTTTTTAAATGTTGGGTAAAACTCGTATGTGTGCGAATTGTATTCAATAGAAAAGTGTCCAATCTCGGTGCGCATGATTTTATTCTTGGTTATTTGCAATGTTTTATAATATCACGGATACAAAAAAGCCCCAATAAAGGGGCTAGTATTTGAGGCTTTTAGATTACTAAGCGGTGATCACAGCAGTGTTGAATGTGCTGTTTTGCTTGGTAAAGCTCATGCTATGAGTTGACTCGCTTTTTGTGTCATAGTTAACATCGAAAGAGTTCATCATTGTAAAAGTGGTTTTAGTTAAGCCGCCAGTTGGCTCGGTAACGCGGACATAGCCATAAAGACCAGCATTAGCCTCTTTATTGACTTCAAACTGCAAACGCAAGTTAATAATGTCAGTATCAGTAACATCAACTAGACCATCAAACTGAAAAGTACCTTCCGCACCTGTCATGAATGTTGGAGTGTACGCGCCTGAATCGCTGTCTGTACGTGTGCCAGTGGTTTGCACTGAGTCACTATCAGACTTTGATGTTAACGACATTACAGGGAAAAACGTTAGTGTTGCTGGATCTACACCTGCGCAACCATAAGCGTATTCGACCATTGCTTTCGCGCCGACAAAACGACCCGCAACAACGCAGACTTTTGGGGTTAGTGACATTTTATTTTATTCCTCTATCAATTTTTAATATGCATTGTATTTCGACAACAGGACGACCCAAGTCTGTATACATCACGGGGGACGCGCCAGTTAGCGGATCAATACCTATAATACCGCATTTCTCTCTTGTTTCCAAAAGATACGTAAATATGCGATCAGCAAAGTCTTTAACTATGGCGGAATCAGCTTTAGATTGCAGTCCAGCAAAAACAATTGAAACACCTGAGTTTTGAACGTATCGACTACCGCCACCGCCGCCGCCTTCGCGAATGAATAAGATACGCTTACCTTGAGCGTAAGCCGCTTTTTCATCAAACGATATAATCTGTAATATAGGTGCTGGTTGTGCGTTGCCAGCGTAATCAGTGAACGCTGATAAAAAACCGCCATCCGTTAATATCAGTTCAACATCTTCTTCAATTATCATAGTTTGTATCCGTTGATTATTATATTTTTAAGATCCTTCTGATTATCTGGATCTTCAAATGCGTCAGATAAAAAGTGATGCGTTGCGTCAGCTTTCTTTACAGGCTTCCAATTTACCTCCGAGCCGTCCTTGTAAACGTTTTCATGAAGGAATAACCCATAATTAAAGCCTGTCTCACTGAATCCAGCGCCATAAAAAACAACACCAGTTTTGCCATTGTTGATCACTTTGTACCTTTGGCTATTTATTAGTGTATTTACATCAACAGGCGTTTTTAACTTTGCAAAACCTGCAGCAGTCATAACAACAGCTAAAAGTGCTTTTTCAGTGGTAGCGCCTTCAACATCAGCAAACCATTGACCAACGCTTCTCTTTAGCTCCTTAACACCCTTAACTGGCATGTTAAACCCCTAGCACATAATCAGGCATTTCAGCAGATCCAAACATGCTAGCATCATCAACTGTTATCGATTTAATATCTGCTGCTGTGTCGATTGGCGATCCAGTATAAAAACCTAGCGCCATTTTATCGCCGAATGTCGGAGCGGATATAAATGAGGTTTTACCCTGTTCCCATAGTTCAGTCCAATAAATAGTGCTTGGCATAAATTCAACGCCGTATTGGTCAGTATAGCTATCTTTGCCGCCGATACGATATGAACACCAGCAATATTCTGGCTCGCTAAATACAGCCGCGCCAAATTTATCAGGCACACCAGCACGCCAAATAGTCAGTAAATTAGTATTAGCCCAACGTGCAATGCTGCTCATATTATGGCCCCGTGTAGTCGCCAGCTAAAATTGGTGGCTCTCTGTCTTTCATATTAGTAATCCTTACACTTACGACCTAAACCAACGACACCAAATGAACCGCTAGGGAATAAACTGTTAAAGCACCCAGCACTATCAACCATTTCAAGTATTCTACCTTGAGCAGTCATTTTAAGCCCCTCTACCTTATTCATATATTCGAATGAACGACTAGCGCCAGATGGCGCGCGTTGTGACTTAATAACTCGACCAGAACCAAGCGCGGTAAAGTGGCCGATTGCATTTAATTTAATTGCTGTTTGTGTGCAAGTATCATCAAGATAATTTGCATCTAAACAAGCATCCATTTTATTAACCAGGCAAATGTAAGTTTCGATTGTTGATGTAGGTACGTCTGCATAATCAGGCCCCATAAACTCACGCACTTGCTCGACTGTAATTGTTACTGCCATTATTTAATTACCCCTGTTGATAGCAGATAAGACATGCCACCGACTGATGTTAATGCAGTAAGAATAACACCAATAAGCGTCATCCACACTTTAGTATTCATTGCCTTAATTAAACTAACCCACGGTCTATCTTCTGCTGACGCCATTTCAAGTGCTGTTGTACGCACATCAATCGAATCTAATTTGGTATGAGTTCGTTTTAACTGTTCGCGCGTGTGACGCTGCTCAATTGAGTTCTCTGTCAGCGAGTGCGTAAGCTTGTTGATCGACTCGTTAGTCTCTTTGGACGTCGATATCAGATCCATCACCATTCCTTGCATGAACTCTTGTTTGACTTCCAATTCCTTTATTTTTTCTGCTGACATTATTTAGGCTCACTGTTAAGTTAATTAGAACGGCTGCGACTATCAGCATTAATATTGTCACGCCAAAGATTAAGATAGTTATTAAGCTTCCGACTGACAAAATTATCACTCCCGATAATAGCAAACACTATGTCCAATGGTATCGCAATTTGCTGTCTAATTGTATAAAAATTAACAAACCAGTTTGATTCTATCGACATGCTAACGGCTTGAGTTGCGTTAAATATCATTGATGTAAGCACAAAGACTGCATAGATAATGCCGACTTTTTTATGTTTGTTGGTGTTTATGCATAGCGCAATGATGATTAGAAGCTCGATGGCGGCAAATGATATGTAGTAAATGGTTGCCAGGTTAAAGCTGGTGTAGAAGCTGTCGCCAAGGTCAAATATCGCGCCAAGCACTGAGAATTGTAGCGCCTCATAAGCCGCATAGTACGAAAGTATGATGATTGGTATGAGTTTTTGCTTAGATAAAAAATGACCGCTGTAATAGCGATCATTGTAATAATGTTTTCCATTAGATTAAATCAGGCGGTTAAGCCTGACTTTCCTTTTTATGGTCATCATCTTCTTGCTTACGGTTATTTTTGCCTTTAATCGGCTGACCTGCTGGCATAGTAAATCCTCTTGTGAGTGAGTTCTTATTATAGCACTTTAGTCTTTAATAAACTCAATAGCTCGCTCAACTCGTGCTTTAAACGAGTAAACACTGTTACGGTTAATGTCGTCAGTCGCACCAGCACAACCAGCACCTGAACCTTTAACGCAATCAACAACTGGCACACCATAAACCATGTGCAACTTGGTCGAATGAATTACACTACCTTTTATTTTACTGCCTCCAGCAACTAACACTTTAACCGCTGATTCGAAATCTTTTAATTCTACATTGCTCATTTTCTAAACCTTTTATTTAATTTGATGTTGACAAGATAACTAATAACAATTACATTGTCAATCGTCAACTAACACAAGGAAGCAATAAAATGAAAACACTATTACTAGCAACAGCACTATTATTATCGGCCAACGTATCAGCATCAACTTATGAGCAATGCAAAGGCGTCACAACCGTAGCCGAATCAGTAATGAAAGCCCGTCAAAGTGGCGCGTCATTAGATCAAGTTATGGAAGTTGTAATTGCACAAGGTATGGAAAGCGATGTAACTCCATTAGTTATGCTGGCATATGATGTACCGCGCTATGGCACTGAGTCCTATAGAAGCGGTGCAATTAATGATTTTAAAAGTAAGATTTTGAAAGTATGCATGGAGATTAAATAAATGAAAACTATTATTGATGCGGTAAATGGATTAAATGGGAACTTTGGTTGTGGTGGAGAGTTTGAAACACATGTATGGTTTTTTGATGGCGATTTCGAGCTAGCTAATCACCTTGGGCGTCAATCTGAAAATGTATCGCTTGCAATGTCAGCATGGGATTTGGTTTGCACTGTAATCGAGCTAAATAGCCTAGTAACCGAGCTTTCAAACTGGCAGCCAACATTGCCGAAAGTTGACACGGTTGAAGTTGACGGCATGATTTATGAAATTGGTAAAGCATATCAAACTAATGAACGCGTTAAGGTTACGCTTATTAACGTTGAAGATGGAAAATTCTTTGTTGGTAGGCTTGGCGCTGGAGATTTCTGGGGAGGATGGATTGAAAGAGAGATATTTAAGACTACTGTCGATCTAGGCACAATCACGCCAGCACCAAAAAAATTAATTGATGGTGAGGCTTATATGTTTGACTGCCAAGGTGAAACTAGGATGGGCTTTAAGTTTGGTGGGTATCTAAGAATAGATAAGTATACTAAATTCAGTATTGGACTCTGTGCCAACATCACACACTTAACGGCGGCCAAATAAATGAAACTCCAATATCGCAACCAACAAAACACGCGCAACTGGTTTAAATTTCTTAGCATGACTAAATAAGGATATACCATGTCGCATTATGATGAATTTCAGTCATACGATAAGCCGTCAATTGACGAACGAATTGAGCAAGGTCAGTGCAAATCAAAGTCGGTTGATTTTAATGATGATAACTACCTTCAATTTTGCACAGAAAAGCAACGTGAAGCGTTTTTAGCGTGTCGAAACAATAGCACGATGGAGGTGGTAGCCGAAAAGCTAAAAATGACCACAGCGGGCGTTAGAAAGCATATTGCATTGATTAAAGCTAAGGCTATTAAACAGGGGTATATCGAATCAGGCACTATTGAGACCGCAAGCAAATTAACTGGCATAGACGCGCAAGATGAGTTTAACGTAAACGCAAAGCTTGACTCGTTGGCTGGAGATTATCATGAGTATGTAAAGCAAAAACGATTTAACATGATCGTCACTTCCGCGCAAAACAGCACCCCTGTTCATTTAACCTTTCTATCCAACCTAAAGCGATTAGAAAGTAAGATAAACGCTAAAATTCTTGTAATCCCTTTTAGATACAAAAACCCCACCTCTGTATTCGTTAATGATTCAAAAGATTATTGGGATGAATCATTAACTCCTTATTTGTGTGAGGATGATTTTGAGTTGTGCGGCAATTTATCTGTGCTTGGACAGCTAAAGTCTCAACCAACAGCAGTACGCCCATTATCAGGTCTTGAGCAGGTTACTGGTGATAAGTTGTTGGGTATTTACCCTTTATTTCTAACACTTTACTCCTCCAAATTTGCTCTAATTCTGGAGTTTGATCATATTGCCATTCTATAAACAATGGATCTGATTCTTTTTTATACGCTTCTTTCCTGCGCTCAATATTTTGTGTTAATTCAAACTGCTGTTGATTTAGCACTGAGTCGATTTGATCTGCATTCATACCGATCTGCTGCATAAAATCGAGTGTAAAATCTGAGTGTACCTGATCTTCAAAAATGTATGTTGATTGCATTGTCATCACCTTTACGCAAAAAAAGCTGGACGGAAACCGATGATGCTGCCCGAGCCCGAACGCGCGTAGTTGAGGTAGAGCGCTGCAAGCCCGGCGCCAGCGCCGTAGCTCCAGCTGCCACCACGGAACGGTACTCTTTGCCCGTCGTTATTTACGTAAATCCTCCCTTCCAGCGTGCTGCTAGTTGCAGTTTCCAGCAGCAACCTTCTCATTAGCTCATTCGGTACATAAGCTGCATCTTTTGTGATTGATTTAAAATCACTATTTGCACTAGCTGCGGCGGTAGCTAGACTGTTCAACTTAACTGCTCCGCCCGCAGCATCATAAAATGCAGGTTGAGACGCCCAGCTCAGCTCTTGAGCGCCAGGATTATTATCAATTGTTGTTTTTATTTGTCCAGACTCAAGCATCATCTGATCTTGCCACTCCCACACGTTCCCAACTAGATCATGCACTCCGTGCGCGGTGTGATCATGGGTCCATGTAGCAGGCCCTTTTCCCGTATCCGTCCGGCCCGTACCAGCAGAATCGCCTGGCGCTCCGCTGTCTGATCTTCGTGCTGTTTCAAGTAGCCTATCATGCGCACGCCCATAGTTTGTATTACCCCGAGGAACTGTGTCATTAGCTAATGACCATAACGCAATAGCAGCCCACTCATGAACTGACATCAGGTGCCAATTTATCCCCTTTCCCGTGCATCGAGCCTTGGCTTGATCGTAATTAACGTTGGTTAACGGCTGAACGCCTCCGACTACAGAGCACGTTTCCCCTCCAGCGCTTGCGAGATATTTCGCAATCAATATTTCACCTCTTGCAGCTCCATTGGTTAAAAACGCTGTAGGAGTCCCAGCCCCAAGCTGCAAATCTGACAACCCTAGGTCTTGATAATTGAATCTGGGGATGACAACCATCACATTTGGGTTTCCTTGATTGTCATAAATTACCGTATTACGTCCGCCAGACAAGGCTTCGACCTCTTGACGGCGTGGATCTTTTATCAATATTTGCAAGCCGGACTTATCAATCACTTGACTATCGCCACTCGTACCAACAGTACGGCTTGCCGCGTTCTCAGACTGTGAAAAATTAGAATTAACCTTTTCAAATGCGTTTCTGGCTGCGTCACCACCAACACCGCTTGGCGCCGTTCCCAAATTGATTGTTGCTATAGTCATAGGTAACTCCAATAGATTGATTAAGGATGAAATGTTTGCTCAAAGGTAGCGGTTATGCGGTACATTCCGCTACCTAATGGGGTGTTTGCGTATTGAATAACTTTCCACAGCGACATCTCTCCAAGCGGGGGAGTCCATGCAAAAGCTTTGAATCCTTGGTGATCATTAAAGAAGCTCAGGATTTCTTCCGATATGGCTTTGTTTTTGGTTAACGTTAGCGGCCAACTTTGAATTTTGTTATTGGTACCATCGCCCACAGACTGGCTGTAACCATCGCCAAATTGAGCGGTTCTAGTTCGATATTGGACTTCGCCAGTGGCGCCGTTGTCTGGTACCCATGTGAACACTTGTGCTGCCATTAGCGGTATCCTCCAGCCATACTTCGACCAATTTGTCCGTTGGGGCGTAAATCTTTTGCCAGCAACTCTCGATATTTTTGCTCAACAAATTTACCCAGTTCGCTGCCGAACTGATTTAAAGCAGGGGTATCTGCTTTCGTTGTGGCATTACCACTTTGATCAATGTTGACCTCAACATGCACAACACTCGCGCCAGCCGTTGCCGAGGCTGGCACGCCGTTATAGGCTGCGCCGCCAACTATGCCGCCATTGGCGTAGCCTTTATTGCCTTTGCGCATGGCTTCCACTGTGGCCACGCCGCCAGCCGCTGCGACATCACGCTGAGACCAAACCACCTCGCCTTTGTGGACAATGCCTGCAGGCTCATACTTGCCGCCAGCTCCGGTGTAGCCCCCCTCTGAATGACCATTAGCCATCCAATCTTGATAAGCTGACCCAGTGTAATCTGATGCAGAGCTTCCTGCACTTGCACCACCAGATATAAAAGCGCCAAAGATATTGCCAATAAGACCTGCGGCAGCTTTAGCCATTGCTATTTTTGCCATGTCAGCAATGATGGATTTAGCGAGCCCGGCAAAATCTGCTTTACCAGTAGTCACAAAATCGGTAAGTGCGTCTGTCATTCCGCCAAATGCACCATCCATTAATGTTTTAGTTTGTCCAGCCATGTCGGCTGCTGCATCAATGTAGTTTTGCATTGATGAACGGGCGCCATTAGTCCAGTCGGCCTGTTTGGCATCAAGTGCTGAATAGTATTCATCTTGAACAGCTAATCGCGCTGAAAGGTTATCTTTCAACATGGTGAGCTGTTGCTGATATTCTTCGTCGGTGGTTCTGCCAGCGATGTTATCTGATAACGCCTTACCTTGAGCTCGCTCTACATCACGCTCAACCCCTTGGCGATCACCTAGACGCTGCTGTGCTTTGTCGCCAAGGCCAAAGGTGGCGAGTTTATCAGCGTTGCGCTGTTGTTCTGCGGCGAGGTTAGCCGTGAGATTGGAGCTATAGCTTTGCAGGCGGATTGATTCATTACGCTTTTGAATTTCGTCATCGAGTGCAACATTTTTTTCGAGTTGGGCGCGGATCACTGATTGCTCTGCCAACAAACTTTTTTGTTGGGCGGTTAGCACATCTTTATTTTTAATATCGGCGATTTGCTGCTCAAACTGCACTAACTCTTTTTGTGACTGAGTGAGCTTGATATTTAACTCTAGCTGACCTTGCAAGCCTGCTTGAGTTTCGCGTAAACGCATGAGGTACGTGGTAGCCGCATCGTCCGCAAAGGCTTTGGTCGTTTTAGCAGTGTCTTTAAACTTTTCTTCTATCGATGCCAGGTCACGTTTGATTTTTTCAGGATCAAGCAAGGCGCTATTAGCATCACCTTTTCGCACCTTTTCGATATTGTCGTTATATTCTTTTATTGCTTTAGTGCGCTTTTGCTCATTAGTGAGGGTTTCATTGGTGACTTTAGCAATAGCACGTTGAGCCTCAATTGAGTCTTGATTTATTTTGGCACGTTCGGCTTGTTTTTTTGCTAGTTTTGATTCAAGATCAATTTGATCACTGATTTGCTTATTTTCATCTTGAAGAACTTTCATTAACGCCGCACGACGAATAGCTTCCCCGCCAGAACCTTTGCCTTTAGCGCCTAATTCGAAAATCTTTTGAACATTAATAGCTAATTTATCATCAAGTGTTTCAGGCCTACCAATCCCAGCAATCTCATCCCACGCTTCGGATGCTGCATCTTTTACCCCTTTCCAACTTCTCTCAACATAACCTAGATTAGAAGTGATATCGCTGGTGCGATCGCCTATTGCATCGCTATAAGCCTTAAATGCCAGGTCCGCTGCTTCTGTTGATTTACCTGATTCTTTAAGCGATACGATCTGTTCATAAACCGCGGCAGTTAGGAAGTTATATTTTTTATTAAGTTCTTCGACAGCCTTTACTGGGTCATCGGCTAATTTAGCAAACTCAGCAACAGTATCAGCAACGGCTTTTCCCGTTACATTCTCCATTTGTACGGCTGCTAAACCAACTAACTCGATTTGATTGGCAGTAAATTTACCGGAGCTAGCCACTTCAGCTAATGCAGCTGCAGCTTGTCGCTGACTACCGCTAATACCATCGATACGTTTGGCGGCATCCATTAGTTGATCGGAGGTTGTGCCAGCTGAATTACCAGTAAGAATAAGCGCATTACGAAGTCGATCAGCTTCGATACTTCCTTGATAATAAGCAAGGGTTAATATCGCTACTGCAGCTGCACCAATAGTGAATGGGTTTACCATGCCTGCAACGTAACTGCCCATGGCTTTGGCGGCTGGACCTATACCGCCAAACATATCTTTTAACTGGCCACCTTGTTGCAAAAATACTGTTAACGGGTTTTGACCACCTTGAAGCGATACGGCGATGTCGGTAAATTGTGCCGGTAAGCCACGCGTTGCAAATGCCATTTGCTTGGCAGATAGGCCTGCTTTATTAAACTGGATATCTGTTTTATTAAGCTGAGCACCTGTTCTACCAAGCTCGCTACGCATTTGTGAAAGACGTTTTGAATATAGGTCATATTCACTTCCGGCTAATGTTCCTGCTTCTCGATGTTTTTGAAGCTGCCGCTCCATTTTATCAAGCTTGGCGTATTCTGCGACAAGCGGATCTATCTGTCCCATTAATCGGACTAAATCATTTTTCTGCTTGGCCGCTGCTCGAGCAACTTTATCGAGTGACCGCTCAGCTTTATCCATTCCAGCATTGAAGCTGCCTGTTTCAGCGATCATATTTAGCGTTAGCGTACTTAACGACCGATTAGACATTAACTTGCTCCATTATTGGTGCCATCCTTGGCATTATTTTTAATTACGGTTTTTTGATTGCACTGGCTTGAAGCATGACGAGTACATCGTCAATGCTGGCATCTTGAGGTTGCTGGTCTTCTACTTGGCTGAATAGCATGAACGCGGATAACTCAGCTTTACCGCCGTTAATGGTATTAATGTGATGCATTTGAGCTGCCGCGATGAGTTCTTGGCGTAATTGGAAACTTAAAGGACCATACTTTTCGCGATACGCTATCCAGTAAACAACTTCTTTGTGGGTTAGGTTTTGCTTGGCTTGATCAACGGTTCTTCCGCCAACGCCGGCGAGGACGAGCTCGTGCCAGAATTCGTCGTCGGCGGTAAGGATTTTGGGTCAGGTTTGAGCCCTATGCCATTCACTTCATTTATGGCGCCAATCAATGCCATACCAAGCGAGTCACAAATAGGACCGTGAGCAGCATTACCAATAATGTCGTCAACACTAAATAATGGCGTGCCCTCTTCATCAACAATGCTTGAAACAATGCGAGAGGTCAGCGAATCAACACCCGTGTGGTAGTGATTAGCTTCTATATTTGCAGTAGAAAATGATTTTTTACGTACAAAAATAACAGCGCTGACAGCTTCGCCTTTATCGTTAAACCACGATATTTCTCGTTGTTCAGGATTAACGGGAGAAAATGAGCCAGATTGGATTAGGCTAGCAACACTTAATTTCATAGTATTTCCTTGGTGTATAAAAATGCCCAAAGGGTAACCAATGGGCTATCTAATATAAGTTTATGTTTTAGGTACCAAGATTGGGTCACCGGAAACTTGAATGCCTACCGTTGATTTAACAACGTCGTTTTGTGTAAAGCCAAATGGGTAAGCAGTCATAAAGCCTTCGAACGTTATCCATGTTCTGGTTGGTGGTAATACAAAATCATCGGCTAAGAATGTTGGCGGTGTACCGACTGCATCAGACCAACCAAGTGCCCATTTAAGTGTGGTACCCGCTGTTTTTAATTGGTGCAAACGTAAGTGACTAGGGTTTTTGGGATCAACGTTGATACCAAACGTTGCCGCGCCTGGTGATTTGAGGCCTGATACAAACTCACGCGCCAACGCTTCTAATGGGGTGGTTTCAATTGAATCAACGGCGCTATCAATACCATCGATACTCGTGACGGCAGTAATGACTAAAACGGAATCATCTTCCGGATCGATTGCATAGAGCTGGGTGCCCTGTGTTTTCATACTCATGTGTTTTGCTCCTAACAATAAACCTTGCGGCAGATACAAAAAAGCCTCTGCGGTTGCAGAGGCTTGGGGTAAATAAAGAGTTAATTTTAATAACGGCTAACTATCCAGTCCACATCAAAACTATGGCGATAATGGCCTGTTTGTTCGTCTCGACTATCACCGTTAAAGCTTGTCGTGTAAGCATCTAATTCAATGGCTGTTCGTATTGCGTCACCCACATTTGATGCTGATGAACCGGACTCGGCATATACATCGACTTGCAAACTGAACGTGTCCGTATCAGGTCTTCCTGATACGTAGTTTTCAGGACTACCGCCAATGGCTTGCCAAACCGCATAAGGTTTGACCACATTTTGTGGCGCTTGTCCAAATGGATACAGCCGAGTAGGATTCGTCCCTAACAATTGCGTGACAGCTACACTTGCGGCGCAAACTGAAAATATGGGCACTAGACTCATGACAATGCCTTATCAAGTTCTTTGTTGAACTCGTTGATAAACTTATCTGTTACTTGGTTAACATTATTAGCTAGAGCGGGGCGCATAAATGGTTGAGCAGCAGCTCGTTCGGTACCGAGTTCAACTAAGTGCCAGTGCGGAGTATTACCTTTAGCACCTTCATCTTTATTGGGTACAGGAATTCGTCCACGTTTACTGGACACCCCCACGCGATACATAATTACCCCTTTTTGACGATAAAGTTTGCTGGCAAACTGCAAGGTGACGTTATCGCGGATGCGTCGACCCGTTAAAGGATCGTCAACTGAGAGCGCGTTTTGCTGAGCGGATTTTTTTACAATACCTGCCGCTTTGCGTAATGCAGTGCGGGTACCAGTATCATTAACGGTTTGGCTGACCTTATTCATTTTTGCTTTGACGTCTTTTACGCCAATCAAACTAAACTCAAATGATGCAGACATATTAATTACCTTGGTTAACACCATCTTTGCAACGAAGTCGCCACTCTTGACGCCCTGTTAAATCGGTTTCAATTGAATGGATGCCATATACCCTGCCGTCCCACAATATTCGGCACTGATAAAATAGGCTGATATCGACTGGAAACCAGCGGAGGTTAATTCTTGCAGTTGTTTCGGATTGCTTGGCATCGGCAGCAATAAATTCACGACCAGCACCGGTTAACACTTCAGCTGGCACGCTATTGAGTGGCTTTAGGCCAAGATAAAGCGTTTGCCATCCTGCAATTTCTTCGCCTGTTTGCGGATCTTGTGTTTTTTCAGGCTGCTGTAAATGAATGCGATGGCGTAGTCGATGAGATAACATTAAATACCCCAGCCTATTCGATATGGCGTTAATTTTATTTCAGCAGCAAGACGCAGTTTTGGCACATCATCTGGAGCAGCTTGATAGTTTGCTTGTAGCAATATCATCACTCCCATTGTCACGCTGGGTGGCAGCTTGCCCGTTGCTTCCACAACCAAAATAGACAGGGATTCCCTTCCCAAGAATTGGCAGGCTTCATCTTCAGCGGCATCGAGCAAAAGTTGTAGCTTGTCATCATCTTCATCATGAATGACATCGAGGTACGGCTTTGCTTGGATTAATGTTATAAGGCCCACTGATGACTCCTACTCACTATTTTTTATGCTTTAGTCTTTTTGCTGGTATCAGCTTTAGCCTTTAATGCAGCTTCTTCATCAGCCTTAGCATTTAACGCAGTCTCTTCGTCAGCTTTAGCCTTTAATGCTGCTTCTTCATCAGCCTTAGCATTTAACGCAGTCTCTTCGTCAG